TCAAAAGATAAGATGTGCATGATCGTGCCGTTCCAAAAATGAATGACATGATCCCAGGACATCGGGATAATAAAAGGAAGCTTAAAGTTACGGTTCAAAGGGGCCCGCCGGCCTACAAAATAATGCACATCCTTGAGATATCCCCATCGCGAGAGCGCATGACAGATAGCCGGTAAAGTATTTTGCAACGCCTTGGAATAAGTTGGGGAGATAAAAGCCCCGCAACTTCGGGGCATCGACCAGGCCATCTGCAGGATAAACCGCGCGTCGATGCCCTCGGATTTTCCCGTACCACGGGAGCAGACAAAATACGAGTCATGCGCCGAGATGGCCATGGCATCCCGTTGAGCCTTGTTAAAGAATTTAGGAATAGAAGTTCTCATTCACTTCGGGCTTCCGTGGTGAACTGCCGTTTATAAAAAGCCCTTTTGGCTTTTCTTTTTTCTTCGATGTCCGGATCTGCTTTCAGGTTTACCAGAGTCACATCATCGGAAGGCTCAAAAGAAGGCGGGATAAAAGAATCCGGGTCAAAGATTTCTTCTTCGGGTTTGTCTAAGCGATGGGCTTTGACCAGCACAGCAGCGTTTCTGGCAATAGCAGAGGCATCTTCAGCATCCTCTGCAATCTTGATCCCTTTTTTACAGGTCTCGGTGACTAAGTGAAGGATATAGTTTCGGGCAGGCACCTGGACATTGCCGATCAGCCGCTTGCAGGCAGCAAGGTCATAATACGACTGACGGGGACTTACCCCGATAAAGGCACCCATGCATCCGGTTTCCAACATCTGCCTTAAGTCCTTGTCCGGAGTGAGCGGCTCTTCCAGCATCCGGGTGATGACCACGCGGTAACGCAGCAGGATCTGTTTTTCCTGCTGCGTTAAGCTGTCTTCGACCTCGCCCATTCCTTTGAACAGACAGAGCGCCAGCTTTTCCTGCGTATCGTATTCCTTCTTAGGCAAAGATCAATAAGTTTTAAAGCTGTGATTGAAGATCAAAAAGCTCCTGTTCGTAGGCTTTCAGCTTAAGCTCATTACGAGCTTTTATGTTTTCCCGGTCTGTGCTGTCAATAGCCTTTTTGGTGCGGGCAATATTTTCCTTTAGACGGTTAATCCGGCTAATTAGTTCAACACCCCTTTTTACCGGGTCAACGGGCAAGTCTTCCGGATCATCCTCCAGCAGAATTTCTTCCCGTCCTTCAGCCCAGGCATCCAGCTTTTCCCAGCAGGCCGCACGTTCATCGTCCAGCCTGATCAGCTCGGAGGTCAGCTCTGCTGCTTTTTCTGCAGGCAGGTTTTCATTCGAAAGCTCACTGTGCAGGCTGGCCATCAACGGGGTCAGTTCTTTCGCACGGGCAAAGACCGCCTTTAGCTCTTCCGGTAAATCCGCTTCGTTGATACTGTTGGACTTGATAATTTTTAAGCCTGTTGATTTTTCCGGTTTATTCGAAGTTGTCTGTATAAGTCCCAGCACCCCTTCTTTTTCAGCTAAAGCTTCTACGTGTGACAACAGATCAGAGAGCTCGATCTGTAGCCGGTTTTTTAAGATGTCGTAGTGCATCTGCCCCGGAGTGCTTTCATCCACCTTCTTAAAAAAAGGAAGGGACTCATGCTTAGGACGGACAGCTTCTAAAAGGGCAACCCCTTCTGCATAGTTGCCATCCAGCATCCAGTCGGTAATCTTTTGGTAGTATTCTGCTTTGGTCATGGTCTTTTGTTTAAAAGCCCCCCCTTTTAAGTAATGCATAATGCATAATTAATAATGCACAATTAAAGAAAATAACTCAATATCAATTTCTTAATAACAGGCATTATATTACGCTTTTTACTTAAAAAAGGGGCTTTACGGTTTTTGTAATTACGGTATTGGTGTTTGTGTTAAGCGTTTGAAGCATCTGTTAGTCCGTCCCCGCCATTTTTAATGTCCAGGATGTTCAGCTTAGATTCCCCTTCGAGGACGATGGCCGGAACAAACGAGTCGGTGACAAACTCGAACTTAAAGCCCCGACGGTCTTTGGCCGCCTTGCCATAGTCCCCGGAAGCCGAGATGTTGGCCGGCAGGCCTTCCTGGCCGACCATCAGCTGTACCCCGTCGCTGGTTTCCAGGATCACCCGTCCGGAGCGGTTGTTCAGATAACGGCTTAGCGCCATTACCGATTTACGGGCAGCGGCAGGGTGGAACCATTCCCCTTTCTGGTTAAAAGACTTACCGTCGATCTCGCCTTGCGTGCCAGGCTTAAAGTCTACCTCCCCGGGCGTTGAATAACAATAGATTGGTTTACCATCGGCCTTAAAGGAGAACTTTCCTTTGCCCACCACATGGTCCTCAAAGGAGGCAGGGGTCTCGGGAAGGGAAGGCTCGGACAGGATAATACTGTCGGGGATAAAGACCACAAAGTTCTTAAAGCCGCCCATGTTTTCCTCCCCGTCCATGCCCCCGATCACCGGCGGCACAATAGCCCCGGCCACAATACAAAGGAGGGCATGGCCCTCCTGGCCGAAGGCAAAAGCTGCAGCCAGGAGGATAAGGACAAGAAGCGATATGCTATAGTGAAGGATTTTGTAACTTCTTTTCATTGTTTTGTTTTATAAAGTTTTACACCTGCATTTTTTAATTATGCATTATGAATTATGCATTGCCTAATAGTCTCCTGCTAAGTCGGCAACCGAGGCCAGTGGTTTTTCGTTGCACAGGAAGAGCTTAGGATGGTTGGTTTTCCAGCGAGTATCCCAGGCCGCCTGAATCCAGAACTGAACATCGTTGGGGTCGCGGCCATACTGACGTACCTGCACAAACTGGGCAGCCGCCTTGGTGTTCACGCCTAAATCAAGCTGACCGGGACGGATCACAAAAGAAAAGTCCCCGATGCCGAAGGTCGGATCGGTGATCCGGTTTAGAAGCGGGAACTGAGCATCATCGCGTAAAGCCTCCATCACCTGTTCCGAAGTCGGGTCGTTAAAGGATTTAACCTTGTTCTTGTAGGCAGCCCTAATGTTTTTCCAGGGAGCAGAACCGATGTACCAGTTAGCAGCCCCGGCGCGAAGTAAAGGATGGGCCGAAGAAAGAAAGGCCACCGCTTTTTCATACGTTTCCGTGTCGGTAGCGTCTTTGGGAGCAGCAAAAGCCTCGGTGTTGTACATGTTTTTCTTGGCCACCGCGACTTCCCCTGCAGTAATTAAAGCCAGTAACTTGGTGTAAAAACCGTTGTACGCCTTGGAAGGCGTGTTTCCTTCCGGGTCGTAAGCGTAGGTGAAGACCCCAAGGGCCACATCTTCGTTGTAAGAAGCCACAATGGTCTCAATGATCTGGCGTTCTAACGGATGCTTTTTGGCGATGTGGTCTACCGGTTCCCCGGCATTGGACAACACATTCTTTTCTTTGTAGTTTAAGATGTTGTCGTTCACCTCGGCATAGGTAAGCACCGGCTTTAAGGAACGTTCGGTGATCTTGCCCAGATCGGAGGCTTCCCGGTTGGCCCCGGCCTTGTAAGGACGCAGGATGCCCCCTTTACGCAGGAAGGTCGTTTCCACATCTTCGTTGGCCACTTCCACGAAGTTAAGCCCAAAGCGTTGCGCGATGTCCATCCCGGCCATTACCGGAAGGGTGCGCAGCTGGGAATTGTAGGTTTTGGCGGCACGGTTGAGTGCCTCAATGTCAATTACTGCCATGCTTTTTATTTGTTTTTAAGGGATTTGTAATACTCGATTACGGCTAAGGTGTCGTTGCCGTTTTTCTCTAAGAAGGCCAGCTCTTCGTCCGGCGTTTCTTCGGTGGTGATTTCACCCTTTGGTGTAAGGGTGGCATCATCGGCTGCAGCACCATTTTTAAGGTTAGCTACCTGTTGGGTAAGTGCGGTAATTTGGGTTTCTTTTTCGGTGACGGAACCTTTAAGAGCAGAGACCTGCGTATTCAGCTCGTTTATGGTTGCCGAACTGCTTTCTGCATTGGTGATGAGTTCTTCTAAGACAGTTAGCTGTTGTTCATTTAAGAACACCCCTTCGTTGGTGGACTCTATGGACTCCACCGCCAGGGCAGCGGCGATTTTTGGAAAAGTCTTCATGCTTGCTTTATTTGAGTTTGTATTGGAATTAGAGACGGAAGAACCCTGTGCCAGCTCCATTGCCTTTTCAATGGCCCGCTCAAAGCTGCCGATCTCATCGATCAAGCCTTTGCTTAGGGCATCAGGGGCAAAGTCAACCCCACCGGTGAGAGCCTTTTCGCTTATGCCCGGGCGGTACTCTTTGACCGATTTGATAAAATCATCTGCCAGAGGGTTAAGCGTAGTCTTTATGTACTCCTCATATTTTCCGGCCCGTATGTCGGCAAACAAGCGGTTCTTGTCTTTGCTCTGATCGGCCTTGAGGCTGTGAAAGGCCACGCCCTTCTTTTCCCAGTAAGGCTGCGGGTCAACCATGGACATCATGACCCCGATGGAGCCGATCTGGGCATGCTTGTTGGAAGCAATGATATAATCGGAGGCAGAAGAAAGCCAGTAAGCCCCGCTGGCGATCATGCCATCGGTAAAAGCAATGACAGGCTTTTGGGTGTTGTGGATTATCGTAGCCAGATCCAGGGTGCCATCCACGGTACCCCCGGGACTGTCGACATCCAGAATGATGGCATCCACCGAAGGGTTGGCATCGGCCTGTTGTATCCATTGTCCCATGGTCCTCATTCCGACCGGCCCGCAATCCTGGTCTTGTTTCATAAGCGGGCCCTGCACCGGGATGATGCAGACATTAAACTGATTTTGCTTCCCAGCACCGGAAGAGGCAGCACTGACGGCATAAGCTTTTGAGACCGGTTCGGCTTTCTTAAATTCGGTGATGACCTGCAAACCGCCGGGATTGGAACCTAAAAGGATACTGTCGAGAAAAGGTTTTTGAGACAGGGCCCAGTCTTCCTCGATGGCCCATAACCCTTTCATTAATGCGGATACGAGTTGATAGTTCATTTTCTTTCCTTTGCAGGCAAAAAAAGAGCAATAAACGAGCCTGTCAAAGGACCGGCCCCATGCAGGGCTTTTGATAAGCCTCCTATTGTTTTACGAGTAATTGCTTATGCAGCTGCTGACCGCTAAGGGAGATCAGCCAGCCTTTCCAGTCTGAAGGATTGGGAGGGTCAATTTCAGTACATGTGCCAGCTAAAGGATTGTCAAGAGTTCCTAAGATTTTTCCTTCACCACTGTTCATTTTATATTTCAGGATCACCCCGCAATAAGGGAAGCGCCACCAGTTTTCATCTGCGATCTGAACGGTAGAAAAAGGCACATATAGCTTTACCTGTGGCTTATAGAGCGTACCATGTTCAGTGGACTCAGGCTCACAGGTTATTTCGCATTTTTTCAATGATGCCGGTATTTCAATAAAATCTTTGTCTTGTTTAAGAGCATAAGAAACGACTCCTTTCCAAGCGGCAAAGTAAGAAATGTCATCTACAAAGGCATACCAGATTTTAGCTATACTCCCTATGTTTTCCATGATTTAGGTCTGATTTTATAAGACAGTAACTCGATTAGTTTTTTGTGTTTTTTTTAGCCTCCAACCCGTATACAGGTCGCTTCGATTCCAACTTTTTACAAGGGTTTCCATTTTTATAGAATCTGGTGAAATGTTGTAATCCTTAACAAAACTTTTAACAGCATCTAATTGTGTACATTTTCCTGTCGAGACTGCTCCATATATATAGTTGTGCATAACCTGCTTGAAAGATAGTTTGAGATAATTAGCGACTACCTGCTGACCTTCTTCGTTCAGGTAGTGTCGGTACTCCCGCATAAAATTATGAGAGCAAAGAAGAGAGATTCGTAGGTATTGATCTTTATCACAAGGTACCGGATTGATATCTTTTGGTACTGTCATTAAATAGATCTTTACAAGCTTCCACAACGCATCATGTTTAGAGGGTTGCAAAAGGTCGCTACCATTATTAATCGATAAAAAGAACGCTCTAATGATTGGCTCAACTTTAACATAAGTATAAAAGTCTGTACGTGTCATTTGTATGGGTTTTAGGCAAATATACAAATTATCGAAACATGTCATATTTATATCGAAACGTTCGATGTTATTTTCGACTAGTATTGTTTAAAATATCTTCCATTGTATCGTTAGCATCTTTGAAATCCTGCCATACCACATACGCTTTTAAGTTGGGAAGCAAGGAATTGAGCTGTTCCACCGAGCTGTTGAGTTTTAACAATACAGCATTTTCTAAACCGACAGAAATACTTTTGCCGGAGGTTTCCTGTGTATCGGATAGTTTAGGATAACGTCCCCCTGCAAAAGCAGGAACTCGCATGGCATCGATGGCCTTTAAGATGCCCGGTGCATTCATCCGTATGTTGGTTAGGGTACGCCCGTCAATGATGGCTTCGTCCCCTTTTTCGCCTACCAACACCGGGCGGGTAACAATACCGGTTGTGGCCTGTCCCAAGTAAGGTACATTATTGTATTGTGTACCGTCTGTATTAGCAATCACATCGTATTTGCCATCGGCAAAGGCAGCAACAACTGAAGATGAACCAGTAGAGGAACTTCCGCTAGATTCTAACTGTTGGTTTTTAATTCGGTTACGTTCTGAAACAATGGATGAAATTTGAAAAGCAGAAGCCGTTGCCAAAAAAGCCATTGCCGGAATTGCCATATAGATAGGCAAATCAGCATAGGCACGCATTATAGCCGTGGCGGTATTTGCAATTACCTGACTGACTTGCATAGCCATGGTCGCATCGGCGTATTTCTTTTCGATGTCCAGCTTTTTCTGCTGGTACTTTTTCTCAATGGCCTCCCTCTTTTCGGTGTTGCTGCCTGCAGCGGCTAATTCTTTTTCTTTGTTGGCTTCCATCCGGGAGGTCTCGGCATTTTGCATGGAGTTTATAACACCGGAAGCATATTGCTCCAATACCATGCGCTGCTCAATATTGTCCGCCCGGTCTCGCCATACTTTTTTGTTTTTCTCCTCAGCATTGGCTGCATAATCTTCATCCAGCTTTGTAACCAGCTTGATAAACTCCTCGGTGGTAATCAGTTTTTGCTTATGCAGCTCTTTATATTTAGCTAACTCTTTATCGTATATTTCTTTGTCTGACAATAAGGCAAACTGCTCCCGTATTTCTTGTTTTTTCTTTTCAAATTCTTCAATTGCTTTCTGTTCTTCCTCGCGTGTCTGTTTGAGCTTTTCTTTGTCCTTAGCCTCAATTTCTTTTTCTTTAGCAGTATAGGCTGCATGGTAGGCATTGAACAGGTTTAGTAGAGCATCATCTGCTTCCTTGCCGGTGATATATTTCTTGGCATAAGCCTCGCGCACCATGGCCGTTTCTTCGGCATACTTCAGCCGCATGTTCTCCAGCTCCTTGTCGTCCTGATCTAATTCAGAGGACATGTAATCTTCCCGGATTTTCTTAAGGCTCTTAAAAAGCTCTTCCCTGCGTTTTTTTATTTCTTCCTCTTCTTTTTTTTCGTTTTCTGCAGCTTTTTCGTCTTTGTCTTCTGCAGGGGCAGTTGATACTGCAGTTATTTTTTCGTCTTCAGTTTTATCTTTTTTAGCCTTATTTTTCTCAAAAACACGTAGATTTTCTTGATACTTAGCCCAGTCCGACATCTTTTTATCGTAGCCTTTTTTAAATGCATCTCCAACATCACTACCCCAGTTAGACATGCCTTTTTTAAGGTTGTCCATTCCTCTTTTGATGAGCTTCGGATTAGGTACCAGCACCCCGGCCATGACTTCGGCTAAGCCTGCAGCGATATCATACATTTTTTTAGCAAAAGCCTTGATGACTTCCCATACCCCGGCTGTTACGGCCTGCACCTTTATGGAAGAATTATACCACTGCATAAAAGCTCCAACAAGCAATGCAATTGCCGAGACAATAAGGGCTATCGGATTTTGTTTGACGACAATATTCAGGGCTGTCTGGGCTATAGTTTGCCTTTTAGTCCACAGTTCAGAGAGTTTTTTTGCTGCAATATAAGCATATTCGCTAACTGTAGCTGCCGAGAGGCTTACTCCGTAGGCGGCTACAGTAACAGCCAAAGCTGTAAAAAGAGGTAAATTTTGTTTGATTAATTTCGGAAGGCTTACAAGAAAGTCAAGCATCCCTATGCCGGCTTTGGTCATAGTATGAAGAACAGGAATAAGCCCATCACCTATCTGTTTTCTGAGATTTTCTATGTGATTTTTTTGTTGCGCAAGGCTGGCATTTTCAGTGTCTGTTTTCGTAGCAGCCTGTTCGTAGGCCGATTTGGTGCCGCTGACGGCTTTGGTCAGCTCTTCCACCCGGCCACGGTTTTCGATCAAAAGTTTGGCTGCATTGTAGTTCTCAAGTCCGAACTGTTTGGTCATGGCCGAGGCCGAGAGGTTTTTCTTCGCCAAGTTTTCAAGTGCCTGATTAATGCCAACAATAGCGGGATTAGTATCTTTTGCTCCAGCTTGGAGTTTTAATAATACATTTCGTATGCCGGTACCAGCTTCTTCTCCTTTAATTCCTTTTTCTCCTAAAGCTTCGACCATACCTGTAAGTTGTTCAATTGAAACGTTAGCAGATTTAGCTGCTGTTCCGGATCGGAGTATAGAAGAAGTAAGGTCTGGAATTTCAGCAGCACCTTCTTTAGCACCTGCAGCTAAAACGTTAATGTATTTACTAGCATCTTTCGCAGGTGCGCTAAATTGGTTCATTGCATTTGCTAAAGCCGTTACTGCTGACTCTGTATCCATCCCTGCCGCTTCTTTAAGAATGAGAGCCTGCTTGGTTACTTCATTAAGAGCTTCTTTGTTCTTCAGCAGTTCGGGCTTGGCACCGCCCATCAGAGAATATGCCCGCAAAATTTCTTGTGCACTGGAGGTTATTTTAATACCGCCTTCCACAGTGCTTTCACTAAGCCGGGTGGCCTGTTCCCCCAGCCAGTCCAGGTCTTTGCCCACCAGCCCGGTCAGGGCTGAGAGGTCGGCCAGTCCTTGTTTGAAGTTTCGGGCGGGCTCGGTAAACTTCTCGGTGGCATAGGTTAAGCCGGTGACGGCGGCCACTCCGACTGCGGTGTAACCGGCAAACTTACTCAGGGCACCGCCCCAGCTGCCGCTCTCGCTGGTCATGTCCGACAAGGCTTTCTTACGCTCTTTCTCTACTTTGACCAGCTGGTTTTGTTTGGTTTTGTAGGCTTCGCTGTCCCTGTCCAGGTTCTTCATCTGCCCGCGAAGAGAATAATAGGCGGCATCTAATTGTTTAAGGGTGGAACCAGATAGGTTCTTCAGAACTTTGTCAAGATCGAAGCTGCTTTGGGTAAACTTCTTTTGTGCTGAAGTGATGGCATCATACTCAGCTTTGGCTTTGCTCCATTCTTTTGGATTTATGGTCTTATCAATGCCTTCTAGCTTTGTTTTGGCAACCTCGGCCTGCTTGGCCAATGTGGATAACACTATGCCTGCTTGTGTGCCATCAAGGGTTACGACGGTTTTTGCTCTTGCTTCTGCGGCCATTTTTATGGTTTTTAGCAAAAATGACCTTAGCTAAATCTTAAAAAAAAGACAAGATTAAAAGTTGAGAGATGTTTGGATAGTTAATATCGCTAAATCTGACAAATAAAACCTAACTATCAAAAATATAGAAAGTTAATATGTTTCATGTTGCGACAAATAATCAATTTTATAGCAAAAACTAATAAATACTATCTCTTTTCTATAAAAGTTTGTTGTTGTTTGCTATTGTTTGTCTTTTTAAGCACATTAATAACAACTTTAATTTATTATGAATTAATTAGTTTGTTTATGTTTGCTGAATTTGCCATCTTAATATAACTGTAAAATGGCTATAGTTATATTTTTTTAGTTATATAAAGTGCTTGTATATAATTGCATACGATTTTAATCGATGAGACAGACTTAAATTTTAACATTTGAACGAATAAAAAAGGCAGCATTAACTATGCTGCCTTTTTTATTATCCTATATTTTTAAATTAATTATCAATTGTAACTGTTCTTCTTTTATTAAACTCATGTTCTAAATCTTTAAAAAAAGTAGAACATATTTTATAAGTCATTGCCATGTCTGCAGCTTTATAGTCTTCATTATTATCTTGTAATCCTATTAGAGCACATTGAAACATAAACCATAGTTGCTCTTCTATATTTGCAGAACTTGCTTTGTCGAAAAAGCGTTGAAATATTGAAAATACTTCTTCCGGAAGTTTAGATGCCACATCTGTGGCTTGATTGTTTGTCGTTGTTTTCATGGGTGTGTTTGCATTTACCCTAGGAAACAAATCAGCGGTGTTTCCTTTCCCGTTGCAAACACACCACTTGGGTTATGTGTTATAACAATTACAGATATAACACGGGGGTAAAACACCGCCTTTGCGGATATATTTTTGTACGGCAAAGTTAAAGCAAAAATAATGCCCTAACAGATTTGCCGGGCAGTTTCCTACCCCAAGTTTAAATGTGTTTGCATCGCAAATATATTATTTTTTACTATAACATTACTATAATTTTTGTTTAACATTTGAAATTTAGAAACTGTCGCTTATTAATTGAATTATAATCAATTAAATAAATCTTTTTTTTTTTTTTTTTCTTTAATTTATATT